CTTGTCCCCTTGCTCTGATGGCGTTTGAATCGCTTGTCAATGAATATGAATCATGTAATTGCCGAAGTACAGCGCAAAACTTCTCACGCTCTTTCTCTGATACTAGTTTGGCAAAGGATTCAAGAAAATCAGTCATCCCGCCAATGCCTTCACCCCAACCAATGCCAGCCTGTCTAGCCATCTCAATGATTTCTGATCGTGTCATTTGGTCACCTGTACATCATGTGTTTCGCAACGACCCGCCAAGATGTCTTGCACACGCTTTTCAGTCTTGCGGTGGCAGTGCATCATGGTTCGCTCGGGCATCTCTTTAAGGGCTGTTTCGTAGTCTTCCAAAAGCCCACGAACTGTTTTGATGCCCACACCGTCCAATCGAATTGGCACGTTCTTGGCAATGGATCGCTGCCCTGCAATTGCCAGCGCCTTCACAGCGTCTTCAATCAATCCATCGGGGTCTTTCGCCCAGCCCATCTCAATCAATGTCTCCATCATGTTCAGGGCATCGGTGACAATTTCCCAATCATGGATGGTGGGGTAGGCTGCACGCTCCAGAGCCAGCAAGCCATTCTTCATCTTTTTGATCTGGTGCTCACGCTTGTGGTCGGGCATGGGCTTGATGGGGTCAGCCATCATGACGTCCATCAAGCTGTAGGTGTGGTGGTATTTCACTTGCGTGCCTCCAGCATTGCGTCTGCCATCAAATAAGCGCACCTAGAAATTTCTTTTACATATTCATCGTATGTTTCTAAGTCTGCATCATGAACATCTTCAGGGTTAGCTGACATACCTTGCATTGCCTTGGCAGCAAAGTAATCACGCAAGGTCATGCCAGTAATATGCATACCAAGCGTTTGTGTTCCATGTTGATGTAATGGGAATGCAGGTCCACCTGTTTCTTTATTCATGATGTTCTCCTGTTGCTTTGGCGATGGCGGCACGGGCGATGTTTATCGGTTCTTGGGTGGCAGTGCGTGGGTCAGCGATCTGCATCAACGCTTTCAACAACTCAGGCGCTGCGGCGATCAGGCGTGCGTCAGCTTTCATTTGGCGCAAGCTATAACCATCAAATTCTTCCCAAGTTGCCACAAAACATTTTTGAATATTTTTTGTGGTGGTTACCCAAAATTGCGTTTTTACATCAGGAAATGGCGAATTTAGTATGTTTAACTCCCAAGGTCCGGGTGTGTGTTGCATTTTCATTCTCCTGTTGATCCCACGACATTGTGGTGGAGAAACTATAACATGAAATTTAAGGAATTAAAACGGCAGGTCTAACATTTCTTTGAGCGCCTGTTGCGCATCCGCCTCAGAATGTTCGCAGTCCTCCCAAGGCAAAACCGTGCAGGCGCACCTCGGGCGAAAAAGTTTCTCACCAGTGATTACAGACTTGTGATGGTCTTTTTTTGGCTTCATGTCCGTTGACACCCTGTTGAGGATGGGCAACCATTTGGCGAAAGGTTTCAAGTCGCTCACGTCTTCGACGTACCAGACTTTCTTTTCCGCATCCCATCTCGCACCCAAGGCTTTGGCCTCGTCCTTCTCTGAGTATGGACAAACTAGGTTGATTCGCATGTGCATCCTTTCACACTGGTGGTGAGATTAGGCTCGGCTGGGCAAGAAACTGCCTTCAGACACCCGTAGATGCCATCCGACAACTTCCCACACTGTATGGAGCCATTGAGTCTTCCGTATGGGAGCTGGCTCACTGCGTGGTGACCAACCTTCAGGACTTTCCGACCCATTGCGTCGTCTTGCACAGCCCCTGATCCAGCCCCGCCACCCGCAGAATGAACCACGGACAGTAACTGGAGTACCCCTGTTTGCGCTTGCGTCTTCTGTGCGCTCTCGCCTCAAATCAGAACGTCGTAGAGTTGGTGGACTGCGGTCTACGCCTTGCGGCTTCCAACGCTTCCCTCATGCCAACTCAAAACCCGATAGACCTTTGAGGCATAGCTGGCGTGGAAAACAAAAAAGCCGTTAAGACAGACCCCGGTGGAAAAACATCACTTTTTATGGTGACGCTACCCCAAAGGGGTCGGAGTCTGACTTAACGGCTTTAATGCTTGGTTTCCACACCTAGCATTTGTGATCGGATTATACAGTCGTTATTTCACCTCGTGTCAATACATACCGCCGCAAATCCATAATTTTTTTTGCAACAGCAAACAAACCGTGTTTTTTATGCAAATCGTTGGCGTCCCAACCCACCTCGTCCGCCATCGTCCAAGGCAGGCCAGTTTGAATCGCTGATCGTTCACCGATCATGCCTACCTCTGCGCCAGTCTCAGGGTGCTTTTTGTTTGGGTCATTGTCGGCAAAGATGTAGCGCTGGCCTTTGATCTGATCCGCCACCTGAATCAAGTTTGATGCTGAGAAGCACACCACCACAGACGCATTAGAACCCGTGCTGCGCAGCGCATCTCGCACAGATAGACCTGTTGCATACCCTTCGACCAACCAAGCCTCTGGAGCGTCTTTGTTGCCCATGTACAGCACGGCGTTCTTGGCTCTCATGCCGGGCAGCATCTTCTTTTCGTACTTCATGTTCGGGGCGTCCCAAAAGATCGACTGGTAGCCTTGAATCTTGTTGGTCACCACGTTGCGCATGGGGATCAACAGTTTGTTGTCTAAAACCAACATCTTCTCGTCAGGGAAGCCTTTGATCTGAAGGTAGGGGTGCGTGCTGGGCTTGGCGTTGCGCAAGGTAATCATGGCGCGTTCCGCTGCCAGTTCATACGACCGATCTTTGTCGGCGTTGGCAGTCTGGCGCTTGAGTGCCCAATCACGCTTTTCTTGGTCTGTCCAAGGCTTGGCGTGGGGGTCTTCGTACCACATCACCCGAGCGTCACCGCTCCAGTCCATCACCCAACCGCGCTGGCCATCCCAAAAGAATGCGCCATTGGTTGAGCGGGGCTTGTCCACCGTGCCAGTGCGACGAATCTTGTCCGAAACATAGAACTTGGCAGGATCAATGTCGATACCATGTGCGCGTGCAAAATCAATAAAACTCATACTGATCTCGCTTTCTTCCATGCCATGTTCATTTGCGTGATTTTGTTGTGCACGTTGCGGGTAATCTCAACCGTGGGCGCAGTCGTGAATCGCCATGTCGGGTCTTGCCCTGTGATCTTCTTGTAGAGGTGGTACGCACGGCCTTGCTGGTTCTCAGGCTTGCTGTGGTGACGGGCGTATGAGACGCATTGATGCCAAAGGTGTTCAAGGTTGTCGGCCAGTTTCTTTTTGTTCTTGCCCTCACCAATAAAAATCTCTTGCATCTGACCCGGCAGCGCCTCTTTCATGGCAGGCGACACCTTCTCATACCCGCACGCCATGCAGCGTTTGTGGAATGGTTTGTAGCCACACTTAGGGCAACCCTTCAACTCGTAGTCTTCGTCTTTGCGAATCTTCTTGTCGAGCTTCTCACCATCGTCCAGCTTGTCCAGACCGTTGAAAAACACTTCGGTGAAGTCTTCCGCAAAACGCACGATGTTGCCGCTGAAGTCGAGCAGGTAGCAGTCAGTCTTACCAGTCTCAGGCGATGAGCGCAGGCCACGCCCCCACATCTGGATCGCCGTGGACAACGACTTGCGCAATGGACGTGCATCGCACACACAACCGACATCAGGCACATCAAACCCTTTAGCCAGAGCCTCCACGCTAATCAGCACCTTGAGGTAGCTGTCAGGTTTGCGATACTCTTTGAGCAGGATTTCACGCTCTTTGGCAGTCGTCTCGGATGTGAACACTGCGGCCATGACGCCGTGATCCATAAACTGCTGGGCGATCTCTTTGCAGTGCTTGATCGTTGCGCCAAACACGATGGTCTTGCGGTTCTCAGCAAACTTCATCCACTCCAAGACAACGTCGCCCACGATGTCCAAGCCACGCTCTTCTGCGGCTTTGTCTGTCCACTCGCCACCGCGTGTCTCAGCGCCTGCCATATCGGGCTTGGTGCAGCTAAAAATCCGCATGGGCACCAACACCCCTGACTCGGTCAGATCGTGCATTGTGGTGGCGTTGATGAGGTTTGAGAATATCTTTCCCAACCCTGCGCTGAATGGCGTCGCAGACAAGCCAATGAACGCCGCGCCGCTGGTCATGGCGTACTCAGTCCAGACCTTGAGCTGGGTATGGCATTCATCCACCACGATGACGTCAGCCTTTGGCCAGTAGCCACGCTTGGCCACGGTCTGCGCTGATGCGATCTGCAACAGTTCATCGGGGCGGCGACGCCAGTGGTTGGCTTGGACGATGCCGTGCGCCTCAAGGCCGTAGCCAATGGCCGCCTCGGACGTCTGGTTGATCAGCGTGGTGCGATCGCACAAGAAGATCGCACGCTTGCCGCGCTGCATGGCTTCATTGCAGATGCGCAGGCCAAGGTAGGTCTTGCCAGCTCCCGTAGGAGCCATGATCAATTGGTTTTTGTGGCCATCTTTGAAGCCTTGTCGCAAGGCTTGATGGGCGGTCATTTGAAAGGGACGAGGAGCAGGGAAAGTTGATCCGTCATCACCCTCACGCGGGGCTAGGACTGCACTCATTATTTTGCCTTTTTAAGTTTGTCGATTTGACTTTGAAGTTTCTTGCACTCTTTGATGAACTCGTTCTTCTCACGCATGAGCGAGTCGATGCGCACTTGCATCTGCGCCATGAGGAAATTTTTCTTTTTCAACTCTTCGTGGGCAACCGCCAGTTTGTCGTCAGCCTCCAAGATGACGTTGAGCAACTCAATGTCGGCCTGCATGGCACGCTCGTTGGCCTCCAGCTCCTCGGCGCTTGGCTCGTTGCCATCGTGCAAAGAAGGCTTCGGTTCGTCCAAACCGTGCGAGTCGGTTGAACCGACTGAAACATCCGAATTAGCTACTTTATCAAGCAACTTCTTTTCGTAGTGATGCTTTACTTTCTCTTTTTGCTTGGCTTTTGCCTCGGGATTTCGGATGGAAGCCACAAAAGTATCGGACACTTTGCACAATTTGGCGATGTGCGTGTTGGGCAATTTACGCAGCTCTTCGTCAGCCAAAGCCGCTTCGACGACCTTGCGCTTGGTGGCGTTGTTGCGTTGCAGGCCGTGCTTGTCATTGACCCCCAATGAGGCGATGAAGGCGTCACGCTTGGTGCCGGGCTTGTAGTGCACCTCAATCTCTTTTTCGCCCAACTCGTGCACCGCAAAATAGCGGTGGAAGCCATCATAGAGCCAGTAGTCTGTGCCGTCGAACATGACGTCGATGGGCGGGAAGATGTCGCCACCACGCATGGCTTCTTTGTAGACACCGACCACTTCTTGGTTGATCTGGTCACGGAACTGCGTGTTGCCGTCGATCCGTATGCTGTCTAGTCTCACTTTACGTTTTGTCATTGTTTTCTCCAAAAAAAAGCTGCGACCAAAGAACTCACCTTTCGGTGTTGGCGGAGGTGTGTAGTACACCCAGTTCTTTGGCCGCAGCCCACTACAAAAACGCCGCCAAGCGTTAAATTACTATATCACGCAAAAATGTCTGGACGCAACTCCTTGCGCTTGACCAGACCTTGCGTGGCCTTCTCAATCTTCTTGCATAGGCTTGCAGACGCACGGCGCTTGCCGCGGATCAGCATGGACAGCCAAACGTCAGAGATGCCCAAATACTGAGCCATCTCCACCTTTGCCCCCCGTGGTTCGCCTACAAAATACTCTTCCAGTGTCATTGTGTTCAACCTTTGCTCGAATTCTACAACAACACAAAGTTTAAAGAACAACTTTAATTTCGTGTTATAGTAACGGCACGACAATGTTGTCGGTTCACTGGAGCACGAATGTCTCTCAA